TATCATAAGTCTTAACCGTCGCCATAATTCACCGTCCTTTCGAACATAAGAAAAGAGAGGCATTTACCTCTCTTAGACTATCGGAACAATCTTATCTTGAAATCCATCAGCCACAAGTATTGAGTCCGCCGTATCCTTCAACGGTAAGTATTTTTGAATCTTAAAAACTGCCAAATAGTCCAATCTTCCCTCTTCGATTCCATTAGCTAAATATAAAGCCATGTTTTCCACTCCTTCTAATTCTTTTTAAGGATTCAATATTATGAAGTCAACTGCACCTTGAAGTATGGCGTATTTTTCCTTGAGTAATTCTAATTCTGTTTTTGGAGGTACAACGGGTGGCAAACTAGCTTCGTATTCCCTTTGCGCTATTTCTTCGGGAGTAAAGGGGGATTCTTTAATCTCTCCTGTTGCGCAATTAATAACCAACTTATCCATTACTTGCACCCCCATAGGACGAATCTACTACTTATACCGATATTCCCAGCACTTGCTTTTAGTGAAATTTTACTGATCTCAGCTAAGGTGTTTGTCCAAATTCCTCCTAATGTATATTTATATAAATTGCTTGCCTCAGTACCTCCCTCGGCGTACCATTCGGCAATTACGCGTTTTGTTTTTGAGGAGATAAAATTAGAAATTTCAATCATCCCAAACGAATGGGTATAACTACTATCGGGTAATGCTCTTTCTAAAAGTATTTTTGTAGCACCCACTACACCTAATGCAGCTGTATTTGCTCCAACGGCATAGAATTGTTGATACCTATAATTTGCAGCTACATCATCGTTGAATATTAACTCTAGACCCGCCACTATTGATGTATCCTTAACGGCATCAAGCATTAATCTGAGATTTTTATACCCACTTGGTATGCTGGAAAAATCAATCTGTGTCACTGCACTAGATAGCGTTTGTTCGGCTATTTTCACCCACGCCCCATCTGCTACGTCTTTCCACTCCGTAGCCGTTGCCCCTGCATTAACTACAAGTGCTTGTCCAGTTGTCCCTATTGCATCAGGAGCATGTTTGATATTATTCGATGAATGTGTAGTAACTCTCTCCTTAATCTGCCCCGCCTCATCCGACAACTTAACATCCGTCAATGACCCATCAGTTATCTGTCCTAATATCGCATTGACAATCGCCGTATAAAGCCAATTATCTTCGCTTGTTGAGTTCAGTAAATCAATCAGACTATTTGTGAAAACCCTGACTTCCTCCGATTGGGCATCTAATTTAGACCATACTTGAGAAGGGGATAAGACAGAGTTCAGGTCATATGGTTGCCCCACAAACTTATCTGTTATTTCCCCCATTTTGGGAAACGCCATTATTTCACCCTCTTCCTCATACTGTAGCTAATCATTGCCGCCAACATCGTCATGCCACGATTGAGCATGTTGTTGCGAATTTTAAACGAAAAATACTCCGCCTTCACCCCTATCTTCTCGCTCTGTGATTCTGGATAATCAGGAGCATCCGACCCTGCATTGAAGTACGCTGCATGGAAGTATCGAGCATCAAAACCCCCAACTTCCTGAACAATAGGTATCTCCTCTTCCCCTCCATCAGAGATAAGCGTTAAGGTATGCTCTGTGCCGAATCCTGCCTTAAACGTCAGGTTGATTCGCTCAAACTTCTTAATCCATTCCCTGCCACCTAAGAACATCAAAGGAGCTTGCCACCACGCGTCTATAGCTACGTTATCATCAGAGTACGGATTATTGTCTACAGGCTGTTGTTCCCCATAGAGCATACCGATTGCGTTGTCGCTCATATAAAGAACGTCAGAGCGCGTAATAAAGCCTCCTGCTTTGCCGTATAGCCCTGAATAGGGATACCAGCAAAATACATTGTTCGCTAAGTCTGAGTAGTCTAAATCGAGTACCCATACTTTGTCCTTAACATGGAGCAGATACTTATTGCGATACACTTCGGCATGAGCATTCCTCAAATCAGATTGAGTGTTGTCGAGCAAACCACTTGCTATGCCGTTACGCCCATTGATATTGCGACTTATCGTTTTGCAGTTCGCTTGCCCTTTGACTAAGCTAGGCCATGTCCATACTACACCCTTATCTGAGAGGGCTAGAAGGCCATTCTGAGCAGGGTGAACAGTTCTGGGTGCAATACATCCAAACTCATCATTAAGGCCGTATGTGGGGAAGCTAACGTCCCCTGATGAGCTAATATCAATCTCTGAATACCATTGGCTTGTCTCATCGCCAGGTTGCTTGTAAGTGATAAGGTATTCGTTCATCCTGCCCCATCCTGAGATTGCACGAGCATCACCACCTACGCCAAAATCGCCATCTTCAGGCCAATACGTTGGGTCATACACCGCACAGAATCGAATGAGGTTGGGATATTCAGGATGTCCACTTATCATCACTCTTGAGTCGTTTTTACCGCCATACTCAATCGCCATAGTACATTTAGTAATGACGGTTTCATCCATGAGAGCATCAGCTTCGAGTTGAATCTCTACATTATCTGTGCCAAGAATAGGAGCAGTAGAAAAGGTTGCCTTCCATGTTGTCCTGTTAAAAGTAAAACCACTACCCTCAACTATTTCTTCGCCATAGATATAGGCTTTGAAAAGATTAGTAGAGAGAGTGATTTTTGTTTTGCCGTCTTCTTCGTATTGGATACCACATTGATACTCGGTCGCCGTACCATTGGAAGAAAAGGATTCTCGCCAAAAGTCGGATAGATGATTGAAGTTCTCGTTTGGAGTTCCTTCTGTGCCATCAGGTTTTTTGCCCATCGCTACTACAGGAATATAGGCTAGGCTTTTTACCGTAGCGACAGGGTTTGTACCATCATAGTAGAGGAATTCTGTACCGGTCAGGAAATAGCACTTATCACCGACATCAAAGAATGTGACTAGGGCATCAGCAAAAGTCAGAACCGAACCTGTGCAGAGGTCTGCTTTTGTGTCTTCTATCTCATTGTAGGAGTATAGCTTGCCGCCATGGGCAATAAGAAAAATCGGCTCGTCTGAACCGATTCTGTAGTATTCATGTGTACCGCGGATTGGAGTATCGCCCCATGAGGTTTCATTGACACGAGAGAAGCCATTTCTTTTTGTCGGGACCGAACCCCCGTCATAGTTGCAGTTTTCCATAGATGGCGATTGGGAAGGTCTGATCTGATCGGGAGCGACAGCTATATTCATACCATCAGAAAAGCCATCGGAAAAATCATATACTTGAGTTGCTATTTAAACCACCGCCTTTACCATGAAAAGAGGTTCGAAAATGTTCCCGTCTGCGAAGATGCACTTGAAATAAGATTTAAGCGTTTCTCTGTGTACTGCTTCAGGTATCCGTCCCCTTTTCCTGTCTCTTCAGAGTTCTGAATTGTGCCGGCCACGTTGTAGGGTATGATTAACGCCGCATCATCCCTCAAATCAATCTCTAGTTCATCGTCAGTTGCCTCTACACCTGTGAATGTCAACAGATTGGGTTTGCGCCAGTAATGAATAAGGAATTCACATGGACCTTCTAGATTGTTCACGAAAAGTTCATTCTCAGGAGTCTTGATGAGATTGGTGTAGGGAAGGAATTGCCTTGCATCCCTTCTAATCTCCGCATAATTAAGGTCGAGGAAATCAGTAGGAGTCTCAATTCTACGCCATGGGGAATGGGAAGGAATCGAGTTCACATCAGGGAATGAATATGGATAGAGTACGAAATTCCTGAACAGATACAGATAATCGCCTGTAAACCTTAGTCTCACTGTATTTGTGGACAATGATGGAGATATGAGTCGCTTGTACTCTACAAAGGTAGTGACGGATGATTCTATGGTTATCGTTTCGAGAGGGGAGTAGTTTGTGCCATCGGAAGATTCCTCAATAACGATTGTTGCAGGACCCGTTGATTCGAGGGAAACAGATTTTGCATTACCTAGTACGATGGAGAAATCTATGGATGGAATATGCTGTCGAATTGAACTTGTATCGTCGTAAAGAGAGTTCTTGATGGGGTTATGAGGGATGAGGAGAGTTTTGGGGAGTTTTGCAGTTGTGGAGGCTAATTCCATGATGGATTCGTTGCAGACTTGTTGGATTTTGAAACCGTAGTCAGCGACTTTGATTGGGGCTAGGACATTTCCTCTTGAGGAGTAGTCATCTAAGAGCTTGAGGGTTGAACGCCTTATTTCTCCGTACTTAATTGCCATTGTAAACCTCCTTTCGGGTATAAAAAATAACCGCCCGAATGGACGGTTTGGGGAACTAGGACGTTTGTATCTTTAGCGAAGGTTTTATTTAATGAATAGTTGCAACCTCATACGACATTAAACATTGTTGCTGTTTTTTAAATTACTAATTATAAATATCTACCACATAGGTAGTATATCCCAATTTAATTTTAAATTAAAATCACTTCTGCTAGGGAAACGTCCAACATAATTTTTATTTTTTGCCCAAATGCACGCATCGGTCATGCCTTCTCTGTATATAATTTGTTCGGGTTGCATATATACTTCGTGAGTTGTTATAGTGAAAAACCTTTGCCAGGGTAATCCCTTTTTACTAAAAACATCGTTTAGATATGCTGTCATTGTCATCGGATACCCTAATCTACCTGCCCCTACAATAGCTTCGACATAAAATGGTCTTGATACAAATAGAATATTATTGGCAACATCTAAATAGCTACCATGCATCACCAACCTTGAACGTGTTATATCATCTAAATAATGACAATCTGCACCCCACGGTGGAATATATTCACTTGATCGATGCAGTGATGTTGAATACCATAGGCGGTCTCCAACTTCTTGCGTAGATATTGTTTCCATATCTATTTTATTACCTGAATAAAAATGAATTATGGTATTAAGTGTCCAACACTCCAAACCTGCAAATCTTTCAACTTGGTTTTTTACTATAAAGTAATCATCGGACATATTACGTGTTTTCGTTTCAGCCCAATATCTAGTCGGATAATCCCAACAATGAAAACTAAAATTAAGCCAATCGCTATTAGCTTGGAATTCTGATTTATGTACGTCTGTACATTGTGATAAATCAAAAGTAGAATTGTAATCCCTATAAAACAAAGATAGGTTAAAATGTGCATTATATGCATCATGCAACGTTTTATAATATTTCAATATAGGTTCATCGAAAATACTTAGATAGTTGCCCTCTGTTAATTCTTTAAGACACAAAATCGCATCATCAACAATTACGGAATATTGTCGCCTAGCTTTTAAATTTATCATTTTAGTCACCACCCTATATTAATAGGATATGCTTCAATACGTGCCCACAATGTTAATAAGTTGGTTTGGTCAACATCGGTATTGTTATAATATGTTAGATTATAAGGCATACCGGCGGTAGCGACTCCACTCATCAGTAATTGTGATATAAGGTTAGTATCACCAGTAGGTCGAACCGAAATCATAGGGGTTTCAAATTGATGGTTTCTGACATATATTGTACCGTTGAATGTTGCTTTGCCATAAATATCTTTCATGTAACTGTTACCTAATTCTATAGTATGTGTTCCAGTAGTTGCGCTTGTCGGAGCTGGTACTATTATGTTTAATCCTGTGATTCTCCACAATTCTCCAACTGGTGGAACTATAGAGATAGTATCAACCCCTGTGGTTGCGGGCACATTTAATGTTTTGTTATAATTTGGTAATTGAACTTTACATGATTGTGATACAGTTGATACATTAAATGCATCTTTTAACTCGTCATACGCTCTTGGAGCACTATCTACAATACCTAAAACTGCATTACCATTCGGGTCAATTTCGAATTTAATAGGATATTCAACACCGTTTATTTCGACCTTCGCTAAACTCCCAACAACCATAACAGGAGCTGACCCATCGCTATTATACTTTTGATAATTTCCTTGTTTGTCCCAATTTGTTCCCATGTTTAACCACTCCCTTTTTCGGTTGTTTTGGCTTTTCTGCTTTTTCTACGACTTTCTCGGGTTCAACAACTGTATTCTTCGCGATTGAATGCAGGGATTGAACTGATTCGTTAAGTTGTTTGAGTTCTGTGAGAATGGCGAATAGGAGTTTGTTTGTGTCGCCTACGAGATTTTCGGGTTTGATGTTGAACATAAATACCTCCAAAAGAGAAAGGGAGCGTTATGCCCCCTTAGCTTGATTTGATAACGCCAGATGCAATGAGAGTGGCTATGATAGCATCTACTTTGTCTGAGATAGCTTGGGATTCTGCCGCTACATAGGTTGCTGTGACCTCTTGGTCGAGTGGCTCGATGGTTGTGTTGTCTGTGAGTTGTTTGCCGCCTACGACGAGGGGGCCAGAGAAATGAGTGTTTGCCATGATGTTGCCTCCTTAAAATAAAAGCACCCCTATTGGAGTGCTTTTTGTTGTTCGTTGTATTCGGTTCTACTATATTTCGTCCATGCGTATCCTGCTGCCTTGCGACATTCGGCGTTGTGGTATTTAACCATACCTCGTTTCAGCCGACTAGGGGTTACGCTGAATTCAATACCGCAATGTTCGCAAATGAGAGGAATCCGTTTCTTCTTACTATTGTTGAAACATTCCGTTGAGTGGAATTTTCCACGCCCTGAATTAATGCGTTCCTGCGTTGTGCTAAATTCAATTCCACATCCTTGACAGGTAACATTCAGATGTATTTCAGGCTTCTTCGGTATTCCTTTTTGCTTTTTTCCATGACAGGAAGGGCAAAGTATCTGAAGGTTATCAGGGTCATCGTTTCTGTTTTCCGTCTGACCACTTCCATCAATATGGTGTCCGGCTAGTCTTATTTCTGCGCCACATTCCGAACATCTATTACTATCACGCTCAAGGGCTACTGCTTTGTTTCCTGAAAACCTTGTTTTGTCATGATACTCCCGTTCAATTTGTTTATACAGTTCGGGATTCTTCTCTTTCTTGCGGCGATCATTTTCCTTTGAGCGTTCAGGGTTGTTTAGTCTCCATTGCTTCGCCCTAGACCTATAAACATCTCCTTTTTCAAGATAGATTTTCTTGGACGCACACTCAGGACTACAGCATACCTGCTTGTTTACGGTTGGCATGAACACCTTTTCGCAAATTGGACAAATTCGTTCAGTTAATATTCTTTTTTTCTTTTCCCATTTAGCTTTATCGCGGCATACATCTGAACAGTAAGTTTGGTCTTGCCTATGAGGTGGAATAAACACTTTTCCGCAGAATGGGCAAGTTTTGGGTGTTTTCTCTTTCGGAGGCTTGTCGGGAGGAATATAATCCTTCAAGTATTCTTTCCGCTTTTCGGAATCGTACTTATGCCTACATTCCTTCGAGCAAAACCTACCAAACCCTTCACCGTTATCATACTGTTTGCCGCAGATTGGACAATAGACCAACATAGCTCGACACTCCTTTATTATAAACTTTAACTAATTATATCAGTTTAAGTTTAGCGTGTCAAGCTATGTTGGTACTAATTTATGTCACTCATTATATCAGGCTGGAATACTGAATTGGAATGGGTGCCACGAAAATGCTCCAGCACTAAACCACATAAGTGAACCAATTTTCCACACTTGAGATTCCATATCCTTCCAACTATTTACCTCATATGAGTCACCGGATTCGAGTCTATTCACCAATTTTAGACTTTCTTTTGCTTGTTCCGAGTCAAGAACGCACCACGGTTGTCCTGTCTTGCCAGTTTGTTTGCGGAAATTTTTCCACACGACTAATTTCATTGAGCCATAGAAGATGTTGGGGTTATTATCGGCAGTATCCACCTTACCCATACCGCCGATAATCTCAATGGCTTTCTGGCGAAGGGCCGTAGGGACGACTAACGTATCTGGTTGGAGATTGGCATCTTTTCCATTTTCTTCCTTTGTGTCGAACATCTTTTGACACAAAGCTTCGAGATTGGCTTCGTTCAACTCTAGAGCCTCTAAGTTATCTTGAGTTGAACCGTAATTAGCGGATGTGTGGGCATTAGAAGCAATTGGTAATCCATTTGCGACATTCGTCCAATTCAAGTTAACCCCATTAATCGCATAGCTCGCTTGGTCGGCATTCGTAAAAATGCCAGCGCATGCATTCTCGCGAAGCCTTGCGGCTGCCAAGGCAAATTTACCTTGGTCAGTTTTCAGATTAACCAACTTGGCATTTGATAAAAGGAAACGATCGTACGCCATGCCACTTTGCCAAATTATGGGAGTCCACACTTTGGAATTTCCTTCCTTTTGCTGACCATATGTGAATTCTCCACCCCATTGAGTGAATTCCGGCGCGCCAACCATTTCGCTGATTGCCTCAGTAGGGTTGTCTGATTGAATCTCGTCAAACAAAAGGGGAATCATGGAATCCTTTATTGCATCAAGGTATTTATCTTGCCAATAGGCCATCAGTGGGTTCTCATATAAACCTACCATCTTTTGGAAATTACCACTATCTTGAATCATTACACCCATTCTAATACACCTCTATCTTTCTTAAATTAAGCTTGGCAAATGTTCTTACCAGCAATCATCTGTACTTTCAAATTTGTGGCATCCTTCTTCAAAATCCGTAAATGCCCACCGGTCACCGTAGCACTCGCCACATTAGCCCCATTCGCATCCAACACAGCCAATTTCAGCCCAGGTAAGAATGTAGCAGCAGCCGTCCCTGTGTAATCAGCCTCGATGATGTCCCCAGGCTTAACCAACTCCATCACAGCCAGAACATCCGTCCCAGCATCAGCCGCCTTAACGCAAACAGCCTCAACCGCCGCTGTTGCAGCCGCCTTGGTCCAGCGATTTGAAGCCAGGTAATAGCCACTTCCTACTACAGCCGCCTCTGAATCTGTCATGTAAATGTCCTCTACGAATTTGCCATGGTAGTTCCCAAGGATACTACCGATAATTTTTAACGCCATGGTTCACACTCTCCTTATTTCTTTAAATACTTAGCCTCTTTCTTCCGAGCCTCAGCCTCCGTATAACCCATAGCTTTCCAGACGCGCATCTTCTCGGCAGAGACTTCAACCTCTTTACCCTGTACCTGATTCCCACTCTTCTCTGTCCCCAAATGAGCCTTACTTCCGATATTCCGAATTGCCCCTTGCGCCCCTTCCTCCTTAGCTCTTTGGCGAATCTCAGCGCGATTAACAGCCTCATAAGCTTCTAAAAGGGTCATCCCTCTATACGCCTTCTCCTTAATAGCCTCAAAGTTCGGTAACGCTTGCATATCCGCTAATGTCTTTACCTTCAAATCCGGATACTCGTCTGCCAACTCCTTAATCTCAGCGTTAATTGCAGCTTGGCCCTGCTGCGCTTTTGCCGCCTTGATATCGGGATGATTCGCAACGAGTTCATTAATTAGGTCAGGGTCAACACCCTTTGCTTTGTACTCTTCTTTTTGCAGAGCAGCCTCAAATTCCTCAACTGTGTTAATCCCATGAGACTTGCCATACTGTGCGGCAACGTCAGCATCAGAGTAGACTCCATATTCCTTGCCGTATTTACGAGCAATCTCTTGGTCGCGTCTACGCTGTGTCTCTAGGTCTGCGGCTCGCCTTTCAGCCGCTTCAGCTTTACGCCTCATTTCAGCAAAGGCGGCATTTTGCTCAGGAGTTTGTCTTGTCTGAGTAGCGACCTCAGTACCACTTTGGGTTCCTTCTTGGATTCCCTCAGTTCCGGTTTCGCCTCCGGTTAACTCTCCTGCTTGTGTTCCTTCGGTTCCTGTGTCTGTGGAGGCGGCGGCCCCTCCGATTGCGCCATCTTCATCCATCATTGGACGTAGGGTTTTTAGATTGAAAATGTTAAACATGATTTTTTCTCCTTTTGCGTATCCGTTCGCCAACGTATTGCACCTATTTGGAAGGTGAACCCTGCCTCAAATTAGGCATAAGAAAAAGGCGACTGGTATTGCCGCCTTAGCTGGATGGATATTTACTTTCCGTTATTATTCGACTTCTTAGACCTTAGATCTCCCTGACCTTTCAGGATTTTTGTAGCAGGTTTACTGCGCTCTCCTGAAGTCCCGAACGTGAATGATGCCTTAACCGGCATTGCAGACTTTAGATTTTGTCCCATTATGTCTCACCTCCTTAACCTAAAGATGGGTAAAATAAAAGAGCCTTCTCAGCTCATCGGTTGACTTTATTTGATATGTGTTCCTTCGACCCCACGTTTTTCTCTGGCCATTGTTCGCTTTCTTAACCACATTAACGCCTCTTCAAGCTTCGTAATAGCAACTGCGTTATCCCTGCAAGCAAACTCTGTTTTCTGGAAGTGTTCAAGCCTGGTAATTACCATTGCAATTAAATCCTCGTTGCACACACCATTAACGCCGCATTCTTTAATAGGCCCCTCTTGAAAATGAACCTCACACAAAACAGGTTGTGGTTCACCCTTTGGATAATCTACGGCAGCAACTTCAAAATTATGAGGAGCATTGTACTTCATTAACTCCGGAGATTCGTGATACACCGCCGTATACTTGTTAGTTAATAAATCGTGTTTGAGTTCCACCTTATCCACCATACCTTTCTAAATTAGCCAAAATCATTTGGTCTACAATGTCACACTGAATATGACCGCATATCTCCTGCCTTGTGCCAAAATCAGCATTGAAATAACCTGTCATTACCTCTCCGCTCTTTAGTTTGAAGGAAACGACAATCGACTCAACCTTATTCTCCTTCGCAATATCGAATGTTTCAATTAGGAACTCATTAGGGCCTTGCGCACTTGATTGTGGGAAATGGAGTATTTTAGCCATTTGTTCCTTCCGCCTTATAAACGTGCATTATTCCACCGCCATTTTCTTTGCCTTCAAATAAATACACATGATAACCATTAATATCTGCATCATGACTACCGAATTCATTACCCGTGTACGAAGGGAAGGTTTTCATGAGCAAAACCAAGTTATCGACTTCAATAGATTGTAATTTTACTTCTTTCATTACTGTCCTCCTACAATCTGCTGTAATATAGCAATCTGTTCTTCCTGTGGTCTACTCAAAAACACTTCCAACTTATCAGGGTCCATCTTTAGCAACAACTCCTGTACAGGTTCTGGGAACTCCTGTAGAGCTTGTTCTATCTCAGGAGGTATATTTGCCTCACCTTGCGGTTGCTCGCCCTCCTGTGGCACCCTAGACTCTCCTACAGTACTTTGTGTCTCTCCCGTTGGTTGCATTTGCTCTAAATCCTGTGGTTGAAGTTGTATTCCTGCTTTTGCCGCTAATTGAATCTGTCCTGCAATTGGTAAGTCCCTAAATGAGATTGATTCAGCAGGTCCCTTTTGTTCTTCCTGCTTAGGAGCCTGTTGCATCTGTTTAACAATCTGCCCCATCTCGTCAATGACACCCTGTAGATCCGGTACACCAAGTTTGTTCAAGAGCTTCAAGAATGTCAGGTTCCCTGGGTTTGGCTCGAATCGTCCCTGTCCTGCTAAATTGCTCAATGTGTTGAACACTTCGCTTCTCGACTTCATAAATCCACTCTCAGCATTAATCTCAATGTCAAAGTCAGGATAAATGTAGTTGCCCGACATATCTTTGAGCATTGCCAACCTGTCGAACTTTCCATACTGTGCTTTTGGTTGCGGCATAGATGGGTCTGCGTTCGGGTCTTGAAGTGGTTCGCCTTTAATTCTGAATGGCCTAGCTTCATCTACAAAGGCTAAGGCAAAGTCTGCAATAGTTCTGTATATCCTTTTGTAAGCAGAAGCCTTATACGCTGTTTTAAGGGCTACCTTGAAGTTTGCTTGCTCTACATATACCTGAGCTTGCCTGCCACTCGTTACACCTTGGTCTCGAACGCCTAATGCTGAGTTTGTGGCCCCTGTTAATAACTGCATCCACTCTTTGAGTTGATTAATCCATGCTACTCCATCGATGTTGCTGTTCATGTCGATTTCTTTTGTCGATTGGTTCGGGTCCTTAACGTAAATCACACTAGAGATAGATGATTCAAGGGCAATCTTTACTTCTTGGCTGTCACAGAGAATCTTCTTATTTCCCTTTAAGTGCTGTTCCTCATGCTGATAAACCGCTTTTTTGATAGCCTCATTAATGTCGTGAATATCCTCCATAATAGAGATTCCCCAAAAGGACTTGTCCCTAGGAATAAATGGCTGATAAATTAAATCCCAGGACTTCGGAACGTAATAGTCAACTTCCTTACCTTCATACTCCTCTGTATTAGCAATCTCGCCTTCGATTCTCCGATGGAAGAATTTAGGTAAATGGCTAATTACTAAGTCGCCAGACCACCATAACTTACATATGTCGCCTTCTTCATCCCTGTACGATGTTTCTACGATGGTGTACTTGGCTAACCCCATTTCCCGATCTCCTGCGTCTTGATCGGAAACGGTTATTCGTTGCGAACCGGACATTTCATCATACTCATGAAATAGTTGAGCTTTATTCTCAAGCACTTCCTTTGTGATATGCGGCCATTTGCGAATGATGTAATTGGCTGTGCGATTGTTTGGATGATGATAATGCTCCATGTCGTCAATGCTAGTTGCCCCATGATTCGGGATGATGTCTTTTGGGTGTGGCATGGATATCTCTATTTCCCCGACATACCCTGCTTTTTTGACGTTGTTGTTCCAATGGATTTTGTGGAAGGCCCCACCGAACTTCATTACCCTACGTTCATTGTGGAGGTTAATTTCTTCAAGGGATGGTTGAGCAGAACGAACCACATACATGACGTAGTTTTTAAGGATTTCGACAGACTCTTCATCATCTTGAGCTATGGCCTTGAAGTCAGGGTCAGGAACATCGAGCGAAATCAAGCTCTCGACAATCATTCGAGGGAAATTAATAATCGTGCGTGGACTCCTGTTAGAATTGGTTAGCTCGTCCTCAACATTTTGGAAGTCCCTACCTGCATTGTATACGCTCTCCCAAGCATCGAACCTCTTATCCCATGGTGCTTTAGCTCGTTTATCTGCCTCAAACACAGGTTGCCATTGCTCTATAAGTTCGCGGTCTGCCTCTTCCTGCTCGGCATCGACTACCATTTCTTTCTTGCCCATGATTTTACCAACTGCCTTTCGAGCCTTAGTTAGTAGCGACATTGTTTCACCTCTCTTTAGACATAATAAAAAAACTTTTCAGCTCGTCCTCTAATTCCTTCTTCAGTCTTCTTCTTGTATCGCGCTGTAATATCTTCTTGATATCACCCTTAATCATTTCCTTGGCAAAACGTCCATCGCCACGAAGGTCATAGCAGCTACAACTCCACCTAAAATGAACTTTGTCGCGCATCATTTCTTCCTCCGATACTTAGCCATTTCCACATACTTATCACTAAACTCAATATTAGCCTTAACTCTCGCCTTCTCTTCTTCGCTCATATTGGGAGGTAGCTCGAATTGAGCATTGCGTTCGATTGTGAATCGCTGTTGGGACCGGCTGGCGTTAGCGATCATATCCGACATTAGGATATCGTCATGTTTGCCTGACTCTGCATCGGGTCTGCCGTTTTTGTCAATGACGAATGTTAGGCATTCAGAAAGCATGTCGATATGGGTGAAGAGTTCGATGTTGTCGCGGATTAGGACGATTTCATTTGAAATAATCATCGGTCGAGTGTTTGAATCCGTTTTCCAACCGTTTTTGTATTGCTTTTTATGGCCTACTTCGTCAATGACTTCACGCCTATACTGTTTTGGATAGTTGAGCCGTTCCAATTCCTTGACGGGGTAGATATCAAAGTTAATTTCAATACTCAGTAATGCTGTGTTGTAATACTTTCCAAGGCAGTACATTTGGTGCGCGTAGGTATCGGGGTCTATCTTATCGTGGAGGGTTGCCACACGTTTTCCGTTGGAGTTGTCAATGACCGTTGCGCTAAACTTATCAGCCCCATCCCCGGCCGTATCTCCTCCCGCGCAATAAGGATGTCCTGCTTTTGGTTCCTCATAGATGTGGATATAATTACCGAATCCATTGACGAATCTGATTGAATCGTCCTTGATCTTATCTTTGGTTTCGGGATTATTCCACTCGAATAAAAAAGAACCTCGTTTCGGAGGTTTTTCTTTGTACTGCTTTTTTAGTTGTTCCATTCGTAGCATAATCTGTTTGCTATTGAATACCGGTCTGCCTGTCGCTAGGAATGCCTCCGATGGATAAGATGGGCACTCTTGTGACATAATATCCCTATCTCCATTACAATCGTTCTCAAGCGACCACATATACCAGGCTATTTGTTCAACCTTTAGGTTGTAAAGATCATATATTTTCCTCAGATAACAAGGAAGGCAATCGCAATTATTATCATGACTCCTAGAGTCTTCCATGGTCTGCATGATTTCTTTTGCAACTTCATCAGTCACCGGCATTTGGTACTCAGAGCTATCAAACCAAGCGAAAAACATGGGAACCCATTGACTCTTCCCTGCCTCGGCCTTATCCCAAAGGTCCTTAAAGTCGTTCATCCCGTTGGCAGTTGATTCAATCGCGACAATTGTTCCTACCTTTTTGGGAACAGATTTAAGGATACCTGTTAAACTCTTTTTGGGATTGCCAGAATAAAAGGCGAATTCGGAAAGGTGAACATAGTAATGAGTATCAGAACGACCGATGCCTTCACTACCTGCTGTCTGAACCTTGATTCTGCTATTAAGACCTTCCTGCTTGCCTTTGTAATGAGGCGGTCTATCAAATATAAGCTCTCTTGCGTTAGATGCCTGTTGAAGTGGCTTTACATTATCTGGTAAATTTTTGTTCATGAATTTAGCCTTTTCGAAAATCGCATTCGTGCTATCATCACGATGGGCGACTACAAGGGCTATTCTGTTTTTGTGCTTAATGATTCTGCATATAAATTTACCCTGAATATATGTTGAACCACCAACCTGTCTAGCCTTCAATATGATAAGCCGTGCAGGAATCCCCTGGGCCTCCAACTCTTTTATCTTATCATCAATCTTCTTTTGGATTTCATTAAGTACGAGTGGTACTGTGTCGCCATCCTTATTAACGATCTTCACGTAATACTTTAACCAATACTCATCATCCCTCCTAGCCGCCTCCTGCTTTAATTGCTCATAATAGGCAGCCAATTGGGCTTGAGTCATTTTCTTCTGCTTAGGTTGCTCTTCTGCTTTTGGCTTTTCTACCTTTGGCTTGGCAGCAGCTTTTTTCGGTTCCTTTTTAACTTTTTGCTCTGCCATAGGTTTCACTCCTTATCACCAACCAACTTTCGATTCAGGGCTTTGGCTCTCTACCACAATCTTCTCATCCCTGCATCGACCTAAATCATAGTTCCACCGCTTGCAGGTTGCACAATTCACCCTGATATTAGGTTCTATTTCGATAAAGCATTTGCACGCTCTATTTTCTCCCATAGGTTGTCCTCCTGTGGATTAGGCCATTATTGGTCTGCTAAGGTAATAGTTCGTCAACCTTCGAGCAGCCATTTCATTGCCCATTGATTTTAAAGTTCTTAATCCGATTAACTCAGTTTCGCTCAGTTCAATTCTCTTTTGCTCTTCGTAAACATCGTTCATCCACGAATGAACATAATCCATATTAACGGGCTCGGCGTAACACATTCATTGTCACTCCACTCTTAGTCATCATTGTTTGGTGCAAATATCTTTGGATTATCAACTACAACCTGATATAATATCGCCCCAAGTCTTTCAACCATCTTCTCATCCTGCTCTTCTTGTATGTCGTACAGGCAGTTATGAATCAGTTCATGGAGCAACGCTTCCTCTTGTCTACTTTTAGGGTAATTTGAGTTAAGCCAGATAATATTTTTCCCTAATTGAGTCCTGCCTATTGTGTCATCGGCTATAGACTCGTTATTATTGGTGATCTCCACAGTTAGATAATGACCACCTATTTTTACTGTTTCAGGAATATTTAACATCGTTTTACCGCCTTGTCTTAAACTATCTATTAAACGTTAATTATAACGTTTAGGGTTATATTTAAAGGTAAGTTGCATGTCTACAACGTAAGACGAGCTTTTTTCGCTGAAATCATGGGGTTTTGGGTTTAGAAGAAGGAGTTAATGAGGGGAAGAATTAAATCAATTTACCTTACTGTTAGCACCTTGTTCTTCGAGGTTCCTTTTTTCCTCTAGGTCCAAAAATTTCTCAATGATTGCCGGTGGTAAGTGAGCATTTAACTCATCTTGGAAAAGTAAAAATAAATTCAAATTCAAATAAGTTCCAGAAAAAAAGTATATTGGGTTAAAAAAATACAGAACATGTTTTTTGTTCTGCTCTGTAGGGTCAACCTGTGGTTTTATTATCTTATTATCAAGCATCTTCTTGAGTAATGACCTGCCCTGTCTATCCTTCAGCCCAAACACTTTAATTATGTCTGATTGGGTGTATTCCTTAATGTAGTTTCCGACTCTCCTACCTAGCATATTTGAATTTCCGTAAATCAGCCTAGATAGCCTTAGTATTTTACCTAACTCTGAATCGCTAAATTCTTTAGGCAGGTCAATGTCTAAGTAATTCTTAATACTTCGACTCTTATACTTAAAGTTGTACCCTTTTACTGGGTCAAACGGATTATACATATTTCTAATTTTAGTACCTAATATCTCTCCATTCTCCTCACGGAATGTAGTGATTTTTTGTTTAATAGTCATAAAAACACTCCCTTTTGGCATGTCACCAAATTGCCAAAACATGAATTGACCATGTAATCAAATTGCCAAGTCAAATTAAGCCTAATCCATTGTGCCACAAGGCTTTCAGGGTTTTGGCTTGGAAAACACGTATATAGGTATTACTTACGTGTCTGTTTCCGAGCTTTTCAGGGTAAACCCTTCAAGCCTTCAACAGGGGAACGATTACCATAGGCAAGTTTCTGTAAAAAAATTATAAAATATTTTTGGGAATCAGTTTACCTTCCTTAGAATGAATTCATCTGCATTGCCTAATGTTTTTTCTATGGTGTGATTACTTAAGCTAAAACTAATGTGAAGAAGGTTTGGCTTAGAGAGTTTGTTATTGGTGACATAGCAAGCACCTTCTTTGCTGTATCGCTCTAAGTCTGATGGTGTTATGTAAAAATGGATGTCCATATTTTAATCTCCTTTAAAAAATATTTTGTAGTTGTTAGGAGGTATATACATAGGTACGAGCGACACCCGAAGATGCCCTCCCCCCCTACTTTTTTCTAAACAACCACCACCTGGTACTACAACCACCATACCACCATACCCCCACCCTACCCCCAGCAGCACTACTACTTTTTTGCGCTCTCTCTACTAAGAATGATTTATTTTATTTTGTGAGGCTAAGGGGTACAAGCTACCTTACAGTCCACCACCAAGGGCAGCAAAGCACATGTGCCAACTCTCTATGTCATATCTATCCTGTTCGGCATCATACATACTATCATCCTGTTCCTTATCGTCTGAACGTATTACCTCGTATTCTCCGCGTTCTTCTTCCTTGATTGATGCCCTCATCTTTCTGGTGATCTTATATTCAATCCAATTAGGCTCAACTAATAATAAGTCCATTTCTTCCTTCTTATGATTAAACTGATGGTTATAAGGTGGATTATTGACCCCTATTAGGTATATTTCATATATCCTCATCGTGGCATCGGTTCCGAACTTGGCATACTCTATCCTATTTGTATCCATGTAGCACTTTCTAGGCAAGTGGCCCTGTTTGGAGAAGTGACCGTTTTCCATTCGTTTATCAATATCATTAGTTCTGCCGATGTACACAATCTCATTTTTATTGTCAATGAACTTATAAACGTAATAAATAAACCATCAACACCTTACTATTTTTCGGCATAATAAAAACACCCCAAGCGAATGAGGTGTTAACTTTATTTATGCGAATGTGACACAATGGGATTCTGGCACATTCAGAATCAACCTATAGGCGGTTTCCAGGGTTTCATGCTCAACTAGTGACCTCTAATTGATAAAAGTCCACGACTCAAGGACATAACCATGGTTATTCAGACGATTCAATATCTACTATTTCACCCTGAATCTGATTGCGCTCCATGATTTCTAACAGCTGTTTAAGGTCCGAGTCTTCTAGAGCTACAATATTTTGAGTCAGCAAGGGTCCACCGTTTGCACCGGATACCTCTATGTTTTGGGTATCTCTCCATTTAGCAGGTTGCCTGTTTTTTAACCAGAAGATTGCAGAAGTTGCATCAGGGGGATAATGCTTAGTAGTTGGCACAATGACAGGCTCACCATCATGTATGAAGATTTTATCTTCAGGATGGCTATATCCTGAAGCTCTATGATACAGTTTTGATGCTATCTCAGCATCAGCAATTTCCTTCCCATTTTTCAGGGCTAAATTAAACTCTTTGTGAGCCATCTTCCAATTATTAACTGTTTGTTCGGTAACCTCAAAATAGGTTGCTAGGTCGACATCGGTAGCGCCCAATAAGCAGTAATTATATGCAAGTTTGGCAAACTCTTCTTTATACTCACTCTTGCGACCTCCACCAGGGTTTCCTACTGCATATTGATTACCTTTTTCAGCCGACATATCTATTCCCCTTCCTGAGATTATCTATAGCAAATAACGGTTGCAGATTCTCTAGTGACCAACAAGCCTTAAATTCATCATCCTCTTGGTTCTGATAATTAAACCAACTGTCAGGCTTTTTATGATCAATGTGCCACACTTTTCCGTAATTATCCCATGTCATTCCTTCTTTGAATTGCATTTCAAGATGTTGTATTAAATCCTTAACCGTGTATCCAAGATGCCTAAATACACCTTCTTTGTTATTTCCCTTTATCCTTGATCTAATCAGGCTAGAAATATTGAATCTTATTCTTGTATGTATGTCATTCTTGACTTTATCCTTCAAATATTCATTGGCTTGTTTCCTGATATGCGGTAGTTTTCTGTACTGCCTCCGCTTTTCTTTTTCCTTCTCCTTATTAATCAAGTATTCTTCCTGATCATTCATAGCATTAATAATAGCGTTCCTGAATCCCTCATATTTATCTATCCACTCGAATAGCTCAGAATCACTTATATTAAAGAACCATGCTAGTCCTTTATCGTTTACATTAAGATACAAACACAATTTATATGCCTGCTCATTGTACTTTTCATCATATTTGGAAGGTCTACCTCCTGCATGTTTAACTACTACCTCAGCCATCATCAGTACACCTCCTTTAATATCTCACCACACGCCCTACAACGCCATTCTAAGCCTACTAATCATCTATCTAATACAAACACTACAGATAGCTCATTACTAAGCTCAAAACACTTCCCTTCTAATAATGCAATCAAAGCTTAAAAATAAATTAAACTTTCTTTTGAATATCTCTTGCATAATCAAATAGACTATGTTATGATTACGTCAACAAAGCAAAACGCAAGGAGGAAAACGCATGGCACACTTATATATAGTTAAAGTTTTCGAGGGCGGAGAGAAGTTTGAATACGAATACGGCAACCTCAAACACGCTCGTGAGCATTTCGATTCCGAACCACACGCCGTATTGGTAGAATATAAGGACGGCAAATACGATCTTGTAAGAGCTAAATAAGAGGAGGAAAAATTAAAATGACAATTGACAAAATAAAGCACTACGTACCCGAACAGATTATTGCAACTATTAATGAATGTGTGAAACTCCAAGAGGTTGAAGTGCTCAAAAAGTGGTTAACCGATTGCACACAGGAAATTGAATTCAGACAATCTCAAAAAATTGATACGTTCCCCTTGCACTACGAAAAAACCTATCTCGAAATGGTACTATCCTAAGAGAGCTTTTGCTCTCGCTTCAACAAATCATAATCGGTTTGCTGAAGCGGAAGTAAAAACTAAGAGGAGGAAAAAGAAATGGCAACTAAACAAACAGTCTACGAAATGGTCACTGAGCGCATTATTAAAAAACTTGAATCCGGTGTAATCCCTTGGAGAAAACCTTGGAACTCATCCGGTGCAGTTGCTTGGGATACCCAGAGAGAATATCGAGGCATTAACGCAATGCTACTAGAGCCAGGCGAGTATGCAACCTTCAATAAGATTAAAGAAGCAGGTGGAAAAGTCAAAAAGGGAGCCAAAGGCCAAATAGTAGTCTTTTGGAAAATGTTTGAGAATGAAGAAGACCCAGACAAAAAAATTCCATTCTTACGTTACTTCACGGTTTTTGAGATCAATACTCAGGTTGAAGGATTAAAGAGTAAGCGCAAAGAAGTAGAAGCGCACAACCACAACCCTATAGAATCAGCCGAGCAAATAAAAGAAGCCTACCGGAATTGCCCTCCGATAAGCTACGCGCCAGGTAAAGCCTTCTATGTGCCTTCCACCGACTCCATAAGTGTACCAGAAATTAACGACTACAACAACCCCGAAGAATTCTATAGCACTATGTTCCATGAGATGGTACACAGCACCGGTCACAAATCACGATTAAACCGTAGCGGAATCACAGCCATAGCAGCATTCGGTAGTGAGACATACAGCAAAGAGGAATTGGTCGCGGAAATCGGTTCGGCAATGCTTTGCACAGTAGCAGGAATCGACCAAACCACCTTTGAAAATTCAGCATCTTATGTCTCATCATGGTTACGAGCATTAAAGGGAGATCCTAAAATGGTAGTATTCGCCGCAAGCCAAGCGCAAAAAGCAGCCGACCATATTAGAGGAATTAAAGCCGAGTACTAAATTAATAAGGCCAGCAGGGAGCCAATACCCTGCATGAAGGAGGAAGAAGAAAATGTTATTAAAAAGCAATCAAGCTTATGGTATCTCAATAGGCCACAAAACAGTCTTCACAAAAGCAGGAGCAATTGAAAGGTATAAAGCATTCCTAGAGGTTTGCTATAATGATCTCTCAGTCGAAGGAACCTTAGTTCTATCGGATGTCCAAAGCGATTTAGTAAAAGCCGGTTTTACTTGGGAAGAAATCGAAGGAATTGAAACCGCATACTTAAAGGAGGTATTATAATGGCCAGTGGAGGAAAACGAGAGGGAGCAGGAAGAAAACCCCTACGAGATGCTACCGCAATTAATAAAACAATCCGCTTTACTCCTACAGAATGGGACGAAATAGTTATCCGCGCACACATAAAGGGCATTACACCAAGTGAATATGTTAGACAAAAGGCTCTCGTATAGCGAGAGCCTTTCCTTTACCCCCAGTAAGCCCTCAAGCACCTCACAAGCTCACTAATATCAGATCAGCACCACTAATACTAATCAAATATTACTAAGCTCAAAAGACGCTCAAAACAATATTTTAAATAATCTAGATTTACCTATTGACGCACGCACGCACTAATGGTATGATGTAATCAATCAAGGAGTTGCTTGCAGATCACGAAGGGGGTCGAAGCTAAAAGGAGTTTTTATAAATGAAAAAGAATTGGTATCAAATTGATCGCAGACAAGAAAGTGGAGAACTTGATAGGTATGACATGATAAAATCAACTAGCCTTGAAAACGCCTTGCAAGAGTATCTTGGTTCTGACTTTAGCGATTATACGGTAACTAAAGTTGGTAAAACACTTAAAGCGGAGTGCCCTCAAGAAACATCCATCTATCTGGAGGTATTAAAATGCAAGTAGGATTAAATACACGCATCGAGCATGGCCTTCGGGTCCGCCTTGATGCACAGGTAGCGAAGGAAGAACGTCCATTATCTAAGGTAGTAGCTGAAGCGATTGAACAATACTTAAATGCGAAGGAGGGGAATTAAGATGTGGTCAATACTTATAAACGGTAAAGAGTACAGTCGATTCTACACAAACCTACGGAGCCAGAAGCACGAAAAAACCATCATAGCCCAGTGGAAAGAAAGATTCACTAGCCGATTACCAGAAGGAATCATAACTGCTAAACCATACATCAGCACAGCATTGGATCATTACGGAAGATAGCCTAGAGGGAACCTTTTCTTCCCTCCCTCATATCTCTAAAACTTAGGGACGTGAGGGAATGAAGAAAAACTAAGAAAGAAGGAATTGAAATGACGGTTAATGCAAATTTAGTTGGGCTAATAACTGAAAAGGAGAACTTGGAGCAAGTGGCAGGCTTTATCCTCTCTGGATATTTTTGTTCTCTAAAGAAGTTACTGAATATTGCCGTGAACTCAGAGCCAAGAAAAGCTAATGCGGAAGAAATCGAAGACTATAACTCTTATATGGATACGGTAAAGCGAATAGGTGAAATTAATCAGAAATTAAAGGTTATCTGGATGACGAGGAAGGGAGTTGGTAATGTAGAAATAAGTAAAACCATGGGGTACAGGCCCGATTACGATTTCGATGGATTACTGACCAAGCCAGACTGATGCGCAAAAAGATTTGAATCAAAGAACTCTCGAATCAATCGAGGGTTTTTCTTTTTATAACGGCCCCCGAACAGGTTTATTATTCTTAAGTAGCTTTTCAATCTCCTCAAGCTCCCTATCGCCCCTTCTCTTTGCTATCTCTTCGGGGTTGATGCAGGTCAGTTCTTCGTGGTCCCAATAGCGACGGGTGAAGCAGTTGATGTATGAGCTCTTATATGCAGCCATGAATGCAGCGCATGATGTACTCATAATCAATCTCACCCCCAAAAATACAAAAGACGCGACAAGGCTATAATTAAGCCATTGCGCGTCT